TTTTTTTGCTAGAAAAGATAATGCTATTATCTTTACAGGTGATGGAGAATTATTGTATTATGTTCCTGAGGAATATTTCTCATTAAAAGCAGCCGTACCTAAAGGTGAATATATTGATGTTATAGGTATATTCACATATGCTTTATTTGATAAATATGGTAAGAGAATATTATTAAAACGATTTAAGTGTCCCAAAATGATTACATGTAAACCGTTCGAGATTACAAAAGATAGCAATTTTCATTTAGAGGGAACTAGAAACCCTGCGGCATATAGAATATTAAGATTTCATAAAGGTGATGAATTAATATCTTCAGTATTCGTTACTCAAGGTATGGATGATGTTGAAAAAACGCTAAATCTCTTAATTACAGCACATTGGCCAGATGATATACCATATGATGAAATACAAGATTACTTAATTAAAAATACTGAAATATGTGGATTTAATTATGGAGTTAGTGCTCAGAATTTAGGAATTATTATATCAGAACTATATAGAGATCCAAAAGAATTATCTAAACCATTTAGAACAACAGATATGTCTAATATGACAGACTATAAACAAATTAATATTAAAGCAGTCCCTAAATATACATCCCCATATACGGCAATAACATCTGAAAATGCAGATGAAGCTATTGCTGCGGCAATGACTACTAAAGGAACAACTAAATCACCACTTGAAGATATTATGATGAGTTAACATAAGAATAAAGCTAGATGCTTTTTAATCTAAGTATATTTTAAATATAATAAGGAGGTAAATCCTATATGACTAAAGGATACCCGCGTACTCGATTTCGTATTATAGATGAGTCGCAGATTAAAGAAATCCCTACAAGTGTAGTGTCTAATCCTGTAGCATTTGTAATGCTTCCATATACTTCTGACAAAGGTAGTGAAGATTGGGAAGTATTGTATGGATTCGATGGATTGACTGATGCTAAAGGTGGTATTAGTTTTAAGAGACATGGTATTCCGCAGCTTATGCTCGCTAACTTACTTCGTAATGGCGCATATGTTTTAGGAAAGAGAATGGTCTCTGATAATGCAACTTTAGCTAATGTTACCATCTATGCTAAAGTTGTTAAATCTAATAATATAAGCTACGTATATTATTATGGTGTAACAACAAATAATGTTGGTAGTATGGATGCTATTGTTGAAGCCATCACAGCAAACTTCGACGCAACTGCTGCTATTACAGCATCTGAAGATATACCACTCTTTACTGTAGCCGCAAAGGGTAGAGGCGCTTCTAATCTTAAATTTGGAATTGAACCAATATATTCTCTTAATAAAAACAGCGCTTATGTAAACTATTATTTCTATACATTTGAAAATGAGCATCAGATTGATAAAATCAAATTCTCAATGAATCTTGATGTTGTTGATGCATATAACATTTCTCAGGCTATTAGTGAGAAAGTTACAACCAATTCCTCTCAGGTTAATGTCGAAGTATATGAGGATGGTGTTCTTAGACTTCTTACAGTGCTTTGCCAGACTGCCAAAATCAATAATCAAGCCATTACAGTACAGCAGCTTGTAAATCTTGATTTCATTAATGGTTGCAATAAGAATGGTGATAAGCTTACTGGTATTGTATGTGCGGCTGAATCTACAGAGAGTAGTGATCTTTGGACAACTAATAAACCGTCTACAGTAACAACCACATATGATCTGTCTTCATATTCTGAAATTCCTCTTGCTGGTGGCAGCAATGGTACATTTGGAGATGCTCCAATAGAAAAAACGGCTGAATATACAGGACATCTTCTTGGAGCATTTGGAAAGAATAAAGAAAGCTCTCAATATTCTTCTGAAATTTACGATTTAGATCATTATAAGATTGATTGCATTTTTGATTGCAATTGGCCCGTAAATGTAAAGAATGCTATTATTGAATTCTGCGATTTCCGTGAAGATATCATGTATTTTGCAGATCTTGGAACTGAAGCTAAAACTTTAACTGAAATTAAAACTAAAGCTTCAGCGATTACAAAATCTAGATATGTTGGATTATATCATAATTTCTTTAGAGTCAATAATGACTATGAAGGTAAGCAGATTGTAGTAACAATGCCATATTTATTAGCTCCAAGAGTAATTAACTATATTTCTACTGGAATTGGAAAGCCTCTTGCTGGTATTGTTAATAATATGACATTCCCAGAAATAATAAATAAATCTGTTAATTTCATGCCAATGATTGTTCCCGGATTGGATGAGAAGCAAGAGCTCGTAGATTCAAATGTAAACTTCTTATGCAATTACGATGGCGTATATGTAATGGATACTATGTATAATAACGTAGAGGATTATACGCAATTATCATATATCCATAATGTAATGCAGATACAGAGCATTATTAAATATATCAGATCAAAATGCCCACTTTCTCGCTATATCTTTATGGCTGGAAATGATTTTGAAAGATATAAGACAGATGTTGAATCTATCATTAATCAATATAAGTCTAACTTTGCATACATTGCATTTACATATTATGCAGATCCTAACTATGAAGATAACAATATTTTCTATGCCGGAATTAGGGTAAGATTCTTCAACTTCATTCAGGAAGAATTATTCGACATAACCGTCATCGATTCCACTGCAGCTCTTGGTACGGGATATTAATTAGGAAAGGAGGAAAACATTAATGGCTGTTTATAATACAATGTCAGCACAAGGTGGTACTACTGGTACTAATGCCATGCTTTCATATGGGCAGGCTTCCAATAGAACTCTCCAAGATATAGGAGGACGTACCACCACTCAGACATATACTTCTGAAGAAAAAGATAAAAATAAACAAGTAGAAGATTTTTATCAGTTTACACACGATTTTAAAGATGTGACTTCATATAGATTAATGCGAGGCGTGCCAGATTTTGGTAGTCTTGTACAGTTTAATCCATATGAAACAGGATATGCTTGCTTTATAGTTTGTTCAATGCCACGATTCATGGTTGAACTTGCTAAAGTAAATCCAGAGTATAATAAATTAGTTGCAAACTGGCAGCATATTATTGAATATGAATTCAAGTCATTTGAAGGTCTTGAAGATATGACTGCTGACACATACCAGCTTGGTGATGATCTTAATAATATTAATATTATTAGTAGAGTTAATAAACAGGCTGCAAGTGAATTCTCATTAACGTATGATGAGAAGATGGGAACTCCGCTTATGAAATTCCATGAATTATATCTGAGTGGTATTAAAGATCCACGTACTCAGGTTAAGACATATAATGGACTTATTCATAGTGGTAAGTTTGACATCGTAGGATTTGAGAATGAAGTATTTACATTCTTATTTATTGCAACCGATAATACAATGAGATTTGTAGAACGCGCAGTTCTTATTATTGGAGCTCAGCTTAACTCTGCAGATACAGGTATGTTTAACTACACCAAGGGTGATATCAATAAACATGATACTCAGGTTAAATTTAGTGGATATCCAATAATGGGTAATAAGTATGTAGATATGTGCGCTCAGGATATTCTTAATTATCTTATGTCTGCAAAAGCTGGAGCTAGACAGATCGTTGTTAATTCTAATAACTATGAGTACACAGGACTTGATGCTATGACTCAGACCCTTGCAGGATATGGAGCTAATCTTAACGACTTCCCGAATAGCCAAGCTGTTGAAACCATGCAAGATACTCTTGCTGGATTTAGTACAACATCGTTTACTCTTGGAAATGCTGGTACTGTAGCTCAGCAGAGTGGTGGTGGATCAACCGGTGGTGGTGGATCAACTGGAGGTTGATAAACACTATAATATACCATATATTCCTTATTATATTTTACTATATAAACCTAGAGGGGAATTCCCCTCTAGGTTATTATTTATTCTTCATTATTATCGCCTAACGTTAATTTCTTTAATGCTATTTGATGTTTAGCTTTATCAATAATTACATCTATTAAATTAGAATCTACATATTGACTTAAATTATAGCGTTTAAGTTGAGATTTTGCTTCAGCCTTAACTTCATCGTCTTCATTAGGTATAAATGATTCAATAACATTCTCAGCATACTCCGTAGCATTCTGAATAAGCTGATTTGTATTTGTCATATTTATAAATAATGGTGGTGGCAATATCAATTGCAATTTATCCGTAGAACCATATTCCAAATCATATATTTTGGTATATAATTTACTCATTTGTTTCTGGAATATGGTTTGTCTATTATATACAAATCTTAAGAATTTAGAGGATGACATTGTTAATTGCATTGCATAGTCTGGAGATTGTCTATTTTGTATTAATTCTATTGGAACGCCTGTAACATTGATTGCAGCCTCTTCCAACATATTAAGCAACTCTGTCTTAATTTCAATCTGCTGACCTTGCATTACTTCAAATTCTACAGGAGATTGACCATCTGCTCCTCTTGGAATAATGTAATCATTAAATTTT